ATACTATAACACCAACACAAACTAATATACCAATTGTATCGTGTAGTCAGTCGTATAGTTCTGGTGGTTTTGGGGTAACCGAATACACAATACCGTTAGATTCAATAGGGGGTGTTATATTATTCCAATTTAGCGCTAGAAATGTTCCGGATAAAATGGAAATAATTCATAATGGTGTTAAAAAATCAACATCTGGGATGTTATCGGATGGTAATTCAGGACCATTTGATTCATACGGTGTACCACCAACTAATTTACCAACGATTGCTCAGACATACGATATTAATCAATTTATTGGTAGAACTAGTTTTAGTACGATTCCTCCGACCTATTATAAAAATATCCAACCAATACCATCTAGAAAAACCGAACTTTTAACTGAAACAGGTTTTGATTTAACATTAACAGGTTCTTACGACCAATTTGTATGGTGGACATACACTCCGTCAGATTATATAATAAACAGTAATGTTATTATTAGAATAACCGGACCTTCAGGTGGATTAACTGGATGGGATTTACAAAGATTATGTCCTGTTCTTCCAACGCCAACTTCAACACCAACACCAACAATGACACCAACTCCCACACAAATTGTAGATACAAACTATTTATTACAAGAGAATTATTTTACATTAGACCAAGAAAATAATAATAAAATTCTAATCAATTAATTATGCCTAATTTACCTATATCACAATTACCTTTAGCGTTATCCGGTCAACCAGAATCGTTGATGGTTATTGTAAACTACGATGTTATTTCGTCAGGAGAAACCAATTCAATCTATTTTTCAGCATTAACTCAACAATTTTCGGGTGCTAGTGGTTCATCAGGAACTAGTGGGACAAGCGGTGAATCAGGTTCATCAGGAACTAGTGGGACAAGCGGTGAATCAGGTTCATCAGGTTCTAGTGGATTTTCTGGGGATTTATATAGAACAACATCTACAACACCTTTAACAATCCAAACAGGAAGTACTGGGACTTTTGTTGTTGGGACTAACTTAGGTTATAGTGTTGCTCAAGATGTGTTAATCGCATATGACTTATCTAATCACATGATTGGTATGGTTGTTAGTTATAACTCGTCAAATGGTGATATGGTGGTTGATGTTGAAACAATAACTGGTAGTGGGTTATATTCAGGTTGGACGGTTAATTTAGAAGGTGCTGCCGGAGGAAATGGTTCAAGTGGTTCTTCGGGAACAAGTGGAACAAGTGGTTCATCAGGTACTAGTGGTTCTTCAGGGTCTAGCGGTATTAACGGATTTTCAACAGGGTTAGTTTATTACCTCAATAGAGATACACCTAACCAAGGTGATGGAAGTGCATCATATTATGATTTAAACCGGTTAATTAGTATTAGCGGACAAACATCTTTATCTCAAACATTATCAGGAGCAACAGCACAATTATTTGGGACATTCATAACACCTAATAATGACCCCAATATTAGTAATCTTGTGGGTGGAAATTGGAATTTTGAAGTATATGCTAATACTACCGCAACAAATGCCGACCACGGAATATATGCGAGAATATACGCATATCATACTGGAGGGACAACTACGTTGTTATCTACTGTTACTCCCGTTCCTGTTCCAATAGACAAGTATCTTGTCCCTACCATAAAGTTATGGTCAATGCCAATTGATGCAGCTAATGTTCTGCCGACAGATAGAATTCTTATAGAATTATATGGTATTGCAATCAATTCACCTTATACTAAAGAACTTACAATGTACTTTAACGACGCCACTATCGGACAAGTAACAACAACATTATCACCATCAATTGCGGGGATTGATGGTTCATCAGGAACTAGCGGTTCTTCGGGAACATCAGGTGCGAATGGTTCTAGTGGAACAAGTGGTTCATCAGGAACAAGTGGTTCATCAGGAACAAGTGGAAGTTCACCAGTTCTACCACCATCAATATCATATGGTTTATTTGCTCAAACAACTAACAGTACTATTGTAACCAATACAACAACTGAATCAACACTTATTGGCACAGGAGTTGGTACATTAAGTGTACCCGCTAATGGTTTCAGTGTTGGTGATAGCTTTAGAGCTGTTTTTGGTGGTGTTATTAACGCTGATAATAATCAAACTATTATAATTAGATTAAGAACAGGTTCTGTTATTCTTCTAGATAGCGGTATTCAAAGTCTTGGAAGTAGTGTTGTAGATGATGTATGGTCTTTGAATGTTGATTTTACAATTAGACAACTTGGAGCTGCTGGTGTAGCATCTGTCGTATCTTTAGGTAGTTTTCATTACACAAAAACTAACAATGCTACGGTTCAAGGATTTGGATTTAATGTAGTGAACAACACAACATTTGACACAACAATTGGTAATACATTAAATGTGACAGTTGAATGGGGAACTGCTAGCACAGGAAACAATATTTATAGTGATATTTTTGTATTGAATAAAGTAAATTAATAATGATAGATAACAATAATAACCACCAAGTTTAATCCAACTTATAAACTATTTATTAATAAAAAAAAATATTTAAATTATTAAGATGGAAAACAATCAAAATAACGACTTAACTGTTTGGCAAAGATTATCCAGAGCTTTTGGACCAAATGCTCTATTGAATCAAGATTACCCAACATATAAGTTAGATAAAAAAGAATTATTAAAAACTACATCTCAAGCAGAGTACGAAAAAGAAAAACTTCAGGCTCAACAAACTTATTATCTAGCCAATCAGTGGACAAAAATTGAGAGTAATTTATATACTCAAGCAGTTTATTACGAACCAACTCGTTTAGCATCATTTTATGATTACGAAAGTATGGAATATACACCAGAAATTTCAGCAGCGTTAGACATTTATGGTGAGGAATCAACTACAGTTGACCAAAATGGTCATATGTTACAAATTTATTCAGAATCAAAAAGGATAAAAGGGATTATTTCAGATTTATTTAATAATATTTTAGACCTTAACACCAATTTACCAATGTGGACAAGAAACACTTGTAAATACGGTGATAATTTTGTCTATTTAAAACTTGACGCTGAAAAAGGTATTGTTGGTTGTATGCAATTACCAAATATTGAGATTGAAAGATTAGAACGAGGTATGGCAGCAAAATCGGCAAATGTTGATGAACCTGCTGAAAACAAAGGGTTACGATTTAAGTGGAAAGCTAAAGATATGGAGTTTAACTCTTGGGAAGTGGCTCATTTTAGATTATTGGGTGATGATAGAAAACTTCCTTACGGTACTTCTATGTTAGAAAAGGCTAGACGTATTTGGAAACAATTATTGTTATCTGAAGATGCGATGTTAATTTATAGAACTTCGAGAGCACCTGAAAGAAGAGTTTTTAAAGTATTTGTTGGTAATATGGATGATAAGGATGTTGAACCATATGTACAACGAGTTGCCAATAAATTTAAAAGAGACCAAGTTGTCGATTCTAAAACCGGAAACGTGGATATGAGATTTAATCAAATGGCGGTTGACCAAGATTATTTTATTCCTGTTCGTGACCCAGCGGCAACATCTCCAATAGAAACATTGCCCGGAGCTCAGAATTTAGCGGAAATTGCTGATATTGAATATATCCAAAAGAAATTATTAACAGCACTTCGTGTTCCTAAAGCCTTTTTAGGGTTTGAAGAAACTGTTGGTGATGGAAAAAATTTATCATTACAGGATATTCGTTTTGCAAGAACTATCAATAGAATACAAAAATGTATGATAGCCGAATTAAATAAAATCGCTATTGTTCATTTATTTTTATTAGGGTTTGAAGATGAATTATCCAACTTTAGATTAAGTTTAACCAATCCATCTACCCAAGCAGATTTATTAAAAATTGATGTTTGGAAAGAAAAAATATTATTGTATAAAGACGCTGTAACGGCGATAGAAGGTATTGCACCTGTATCGGTTACTTGGGCTAAAAAACACGTATTAGGATTCTCGGATGATGAAATTAAATTAGATTTACAACAACAAAGAATAGAAAAAGCCGTTGGTGCTGAATTAACAAATACAGCAACAATAATATCTCACACAGGTATATTTGATAATATTGATAAGTTATATGGTAGTAAATCAGGAACAACACAATCAGCTGAAGTTCCAGCACCACCACCACCGGGAGGTGGAAGTAGTTTTGGAGGAGGAGATTTTGGTGGAGAATCAGATTTGGGTGGAGAACCTGAATTAGGAGGTGAAGAACTCCCACCAGCACCTGAAGCAGGCGGAGAAGCTGAAATAACTCCGGAATCATTTAATAGAAAAGAAAATTGGAATATTTTACTGGAAAGTGGTAATATGACTGATGATGATTCTTATATAGATTTATCCAAATCTAGAAATTCTTTAGGAGATATTTCAAAGGAATTAGATAAACTTCTAAATGATTGATATTTATAATAAAAAAAGAAAAATGACAAAATTTGGTATCTTAAAATCGAAAATAGAAAATGTATTATTAGAATCGTATAATAATGGAACATTTAAACAAGAAATAAAAAATTTTAAAAAATTGGTGTTAGAGAATAAAAACATCAGTAAAATTTTTTATATGTATGATGAATTAAATTCACCAAAAGCATTATCCGAATCGTATATCACCGAATATATTCACGAATGTATTACTATATATGAAAATACCGTAAATAAAATATCCACATCTGAAATTAAAAGTCTAAATGAGTGGGTTAAAGATTCTAAATCAAATGACGCTTACGATAATATTGATAACTTATTTTCAAGAGATGTTTTAACAATTGAATCAAGAATTAAAAGTAAAAAAATTATTTCAGAAAATTTAAGAAAATTACCTATCACTAAAACTGAAAGTGTTAATATACCATTAAAAGCAATGGTTAGTATTGCCAACCAAACAATTAATAGTTATATAGAATCTTTAAATGAATCCGATAAAGATGAATTGATTAAATTACTATCTGAAGACGATAGTAAACTTAATGAAGATTTTAATGTGATTAAAGAAAGTGTTGTTGGTAAATTAACTAAAATGAAATCTACTTCAGATGATAGTTCAGTTAAGAGCAGAATCAATGATACCTTATCCAAGGTAATATCTGAGAAATACGACAAACTAACTTATTTTAAACTTAAAAGTTTAAACGAAACTCTTTAGTCGTTATTCGACTTAAACTTCTTTTGGACATACTTTGCCTTAGAAAGTTCAGCTCTTTTAATAACAGACTCTTTAACAAATTCTTTTCTTTTAACAAGTTCAGAACTTTGTCGAGTTTTTATTACCTTACTTTTATAAAGTTTTAAAGCTCGCTCAATCGTAGTGTTTTTATCTAATTTAACTATTAACATATATTACATATATCCCCATCTTTTCAAAAAGTTTTGACTATTGAAGTATTTTCACCTATTTTTTTTAAAAAATAAACGAAAAAATATGGAAATTAATGAAAAAGGGGAAAACCTCACAAATTCATGGGTTTAAGACTGCTAAAATAATATATGGAACAGTCGACTCAATGAGTTTAAAATCTCTCTACCTAAACATTCAAACATGGGTAGAACCAATTTACGAAGCTAATAACTGGACAAGGACAGTTCTTAATATGAGTAGAGGTATAAAACATTCAGTTTATGAATCATTAGACAAAACAATTTTTGATACAAATTTCATTGTTGACTTGGATTTAAGGTCAAGCGGTCTAACAATCGGAAAAAAATCTTTTATGAATTTAGAAATTAATTTTTTTATAATTCAAACTGATATGGACTTTAAATCCGACGAAATTAAAAATTCGTTAAAAGAAATTATTAACCAAATCTTTTTAGATAACTTTTTAGAAAATGAAAATTTTAAATTTTATCTAACAAAAAAAATCAAATCGTCAGAGGAACCAGTACAAATTGAGAATGTTTAATATTTATAAATAAAACATTCAAAATGAATTTAACAATTTTAAAACCAAATGAAATAGGGAGAGGGATATTAATTGAGGAAGATGCCGGATTTATTTCCCCAACAGATAAGAAAAATGCTGCGATGATTAAAGAGTCTAAAGAAGATTTAGACCATTCAAAACCTTTTGAATTTTATGCGGTTCTACAAAAATATAATACACCAAATAGAAATGGTAGATTGTATCCTGAGAGAATCTTAAAAAGAGAGGCCGAGAATTATAAAAAGATGATTAACAAAGGAACAGCCCTTTCAGAATTAAATCATCCTGAATCATCGTTAATTGATTTAGATAGAGTATCTCACGCAATTACAGAGATATGGTGGGAAGGACCCGTTTTAATGGGTAAAATAAAACTATTAACATCTCCTGGTTTCCACGAAAGAGGGATTGTATCAACCAAAGGTGATTTGGCGGCAAACTATCTTAGACAAGGTGTTACATTGGGTATATCTTCAAGAGGTGTGGGGTCTCTTAAAAAAGTGGGTGAACAAAATGAAGTACAAGATGATTTTGAATTAATCTGTTTTGACTTAGTTTCATCACCATCAACACCAGGAGCATACCTTTTTCAAAATCCTGATGATAGGTTTAATTTTGATGAGAATTTGGAAGAAGAGAAAAAAATGAAAGTAGAAAGACAAGTTGGCGAATCTGGAAACAAATCGCTTGACTTAATGAAAAAATTAAACGATTATTTAGGATACTAAAAAAAAATTAAACATTATGGACGAAAAGTATTTCATCGCAAAAATTACATTGGATTCAGTAGATACTGAAACAGGGAAACTTAAAAAGTTAAGAGAAGAAAAATTAGTTAGTGGTTATAATCCCACCGACGTAGAGGCGAAAGTCACTAAAGTATTTGAAAATTATTCTATGGAGTGGAGAATAACCGCAATCGTTGAGAGTAAAATTAACGAAGTTATAGAATAAAAAAATTTTAATTGATTAAACTAAAAGGAGACATTTTGTCTCCTTTTTTTGTTTTTTACATTTTTGTGATATTTATTAATAAATAAAAAGATGTTATGAATATTAGTACAAATGTGCTTTTTTCATAATTTCATATATTTATATATTAAAATAACATAAAACAAATGGCAAAAGAAAAATCTTTAGTTGAAGAAGCTATCATCCAAATGAAAAATTTGGAAGAAGCGGTAGCTGAAAATGCAAAAGGAATACTTGC